CAACTATTGATATTGGTGCTACAACTGGCACACTAACGATTAACAACCCGACTGTAGTTGGCTCACAAACAACGCAGGACTTATATAATACAGTTGCTACAACACTAAACTTTGCTGGAGCAGCTACCACATTAATAGTGGGTGCAACTACTGGCATAGCAAACATACGTAATGCAACTACCAATATTATTGGTAATGCTACTGTAGGCGGTAAACTTACAATGGGTAATATTATTACCCTAGCTAATGGTGCGGTAATTAAAGACACGTCTGGCAATGCAGTAGCATTTGGACACAGTGCTGGTTTAACTAGTCAAGGACCTAGCTCGGTAGCTATTGGTGCGTTTGCAGGAGAGAATACACAATCAGATTATGCTGTAGCCATAGGACGTAGTGCTGGTTTAACTACTCAAGCTACAGAAACTGTTGCGGTTGGTATATATTCTGGAACTCTGCAACAAGAACAATACGCCGTAGCAGTTGGCGCTTGGGCAGGTCAATACAACCAAAGTATAGGATCGATAGCAATAGGCTATGAAGCTGCTCACAGTGAAAACGGTGATTATGCAATTTCTATAGGATACAAAGCTGGATATCTTGCTCAACCTGCTAGAACTATTGTTCTTAATGCTAGCGGAGATCAAACTAACGGCGTAGCGGCACAAACAGACAGCTTCTATGTAAACCCAATTAGAAATGCCACTGGCAACGTAGGTACATTACAATACAATAGTGTTACTAAAGAAGTTACATACAGCTTAGACTTAACATTGGCTAATATTACCTTAACAGGTGACTTAGCAGTTAATGGTGGTGACTTAACAACTACCGCTAGCGCATTTAATTTATTAAACTCAAATGCTACTACTGTAGATGCATTTAAAGCTGCTACTGATTTAGAATTTGGTGCTACAACTGGTACATTAACAATTAATAACCCAACTGTAGTTGGCTCACAAACAACACAAGATTTATACAACACAACAGCAACTACAGTAAATGCATTTGGTGCTGCCACTACATTAATAGTAGGCGCAACTACAGGCATTGCAAACATACGTAATGCAACTACGAATGTACTTGGTAATTTAGTAGTTGCTGGTACAATGGGTGTAACTGGTGCGGTAACACTAACTGATGATTTAGCTGTTAATGGTGGTGATTTAACTACAAGTGCCAGCACATTTAATTTAGTTGATGCCAATGCTACTACTGTAAACTTTGCTGGTGCAGCGACTACCATTGATCTAGGTGCTACAACTGGTACATTAACAATTAATAACCCAACTGTAGTTGGCTCACAAACAACACAAGATGTATTTAATACAACTGCTACTACAGTAAATGCATTTGGTGCCGCCACTACACTAATACTTGGTGATACTTCGGGTACAGCAAACATCCGCAATGCAACTACAAACATTGAAGGTAATGCAGTAGTTGGTGCTACACTTTCAGCAAATAGTATACAAGCAACACCAATTGGGTCAGTAACTGCAGCCTCTGGTAAATTTACATCAGTAACCGACGAATCATTAACAGCAACTAGAGTAACATTTGCCGGTACTGGTGGAGATTTAGACGATAGCGCAAACTTGACGTTTGTTACAGACACACTATCTATTAGAAATGTATCGATTAACGGTGAAACTAATACTATCGCTGCAGTTGGTGGCAATCTTAACTTATCAGCTAGCACCAATGTAATTGATGGCAACGGTGCGACTGTGGCAAATATTGCTGACCCTACAGATCTGCAAGATGCAGTTACATTAAGTTATTTAAACACACAAATTAACAGTGGTGTTACAAACTTACAAACAGATAATTCCGATATCACTATAACAGACAATGGTAACGTGGCAGGTGTTATCACAACTAATGTAGACGGTGTATTAGTTTCGACCATTACAACAAATTCAGCGGCATACTTTACAGATTTATTAGTAATAGATGACGCTACTTCTAATGTATCCGTTGGTGGTTCATTGTTTGTTCAAACTACCAGTCAGTTTATTGGAAATGTTACAGTTGATGCTAGTGTAGGACGTGGATTCCACGTTAGCAACAGTACAGCACAGTTTGCAAAAACAGTAACATTTGATGCTAATGTAGATATTAGTGGTAACATTAACGCAACTGATACTACACAAAGTATTAACAGTTCAACTGGTGCAATTACTACACTTGGTGGTGTTGGTATTGCTCAAAACTTAAACGTAGGTGGTGATGTAGTTATCACAGGTAACTTGCAGGTTGATGGGTCTGTAACATCAGTTAACACAGCAACATTAGATGTTGAAGATTTAAACATCACAGTGGCTAAAGGCGCTGCAAATCCAGCAGCCGCTAACGGTGCAGGTCTAACCATAGATGGCGCCAATGCAACTATTTTATGGACTAATGCAACCCAATCAGTTAATTTTAATAAAAATATAGTTACACCGGGTGCCAATTTCACAGGCACTGTTACAGTAGCTCCGAGATTTACAGTAACGTCGTTTGATGGCAACTCTGTAACAACATTAAGTGGTAACGACATCACCACAAGTGCAACAACAGCAAACCTATTTAATACCACTGCTACCACAATAAACTTTGCAGGTGGAGCAACTGCACTTATATTAGGTAGCACAACAGGTATTGCAAATATACGTAATGCAACTACAAATATTATTGGTGCCGCTACAGTAGGTAGTACATTATCAGTCACTGGTGAAACTACGTTAACTGCTAACTTAGCAGTTAATGGTGGAGACATTACAACCACTGCTAGTACATTTAACTTAGTAAATGCAAATGCCACAACAGTTGATGCGTTTAAAGCTGCAACTGATTTAGAATTTGGTGCCACAAGTGGTACGTTGACTATCAATAACCCGGCAGTAGTTGGCACACAAGCAACACAAGATGTATTCAATACTACTGCTACAACTGTAAATGCATTTGGTGCAGCAACAACACTTATAGTTGGTGCTACCACCGGTATAGCAAACATACGTAACGAAACAACAAACATTATTGGTAATGCCACAGTTGGTGGCACACTTAATGTCACTGGCAACACAACTATAACTGGTCATGTAACATTAGAGGGAGTTACATCAACTGGCGCCACTGGTACAGGTAATATAGTATTCAGTAATAGCCCAGTACTAACAACACCAAACATTGGCACACCTGGCTTTGCTAACTTATCTAATGCAACAGACTTGCCTATAAGTACAGGGGTTAGTGGACTTGCTGTAGGTATTGCTGATTTCTTAGCAACACCATCAAGCAGTAATTTAATTACTGCGGTAACAGATGAAACAGGCACTGGTAATTTGGTATTCAGTAATAGCCCAGTACTAACAACACCAAACATTGGCACACCTAGTTTTGCTAACTTATCTAATGCAACCGGCTTACCGTTAACAGGTGTTACTGGCTTTGGAGCAAATGTAGCTACATTCTTAGCAACACCATCAAGTAGTAATTTACTAGATGCTGTTACCGACGAAACAGGCACTGGTAATTTAGTATTCAGTACAAGCCCTACATTAGAAACATCATTGGTAGCAGGTACTAGTAGCTTTGATCTAGTTAACACAACAGCCACTACAGTAAACTTTGCAGGTGCAGCAACAACATTAAGTGTTGGTGCAGCCACAGGTACTACAACAGTCAATAACGATTTAGATGTTGCATTAACATTAACAGCACGTGATATTAACAGTACTGTAATTGGTAACGTATCTGCCGCAGCTGGTACATTTACAACTGTAACAGACACAGGCTTAACTGCAACAAGAATTACCTATGCTGGCACAGGTGGCTTATTATCTGACTCGTCTGACTTTACCTATGATGCAGGAATTTTTACAGTTCAAAATTTCAGTATTAACGGAGCAACTGCAGAAATTTCTGTAATTGGCGGCAGTGGTAATGTTACATTGAATCCAGATGCAGGTGGTGTAATTGATGCAACCGGCAGCTTGATATCTAATATTGCTAACCCGGTCAGCGCACAAGATGCAGTAACACTAGATTATTTAACAACAACCCTTGGTAGTATTAGTGCCAATGCTATATCTCAATTGAATTCCGACATTAGTATACTTGATGCGGCAACTGGCATTATTACAGCTAACGTTGATGCTGTTAGTGTCTTTACATTATCAAACTCATCGGCTAGTTTCTTTAGCGACTTTGTAACATTTAATAACACTACTAGTAATGTTGCAATTACAGGTACCGCATACATTTCAAGTAATGCAACAATTGTAGGGGCACTTGATGTTACTGGAGATACAACGTTAACTGGTAATCTAGCAGTTAACAGTGGTATCTTAACTACTACTGCTAGTGCAGCCACAGTATTTGATGATGCAGTATCATCAGTTTATGCATTTGGTGGTGCTACAACAATTGATATAGGTTCTGCTAGCGGTACGATTACAATTAACAACCCAACTGTAGTTGGTACGCAAGCAACACAAGATTTATATAATACAACTACAACTACAATGAATTTTGCCGGTGAAGCAACAACATTGATTGTTGGTGCTACTACCGGTGTAGCAAATATACGCAACGCAACTACTAATATTATCGGTAATGCGGTAGTTGGTGGTACACTTAGCGTTACTAGCGGCGCAACTATTAACGAGGCACAAACAACAACAAATTTTGTTGTTAAAGGGCAAACATCATCTAGTTTAATACTAGCAGATAGTGCTAATAATTCTGTGGTATTTGGTGGCAACTTAACATCTGCTGTTCTTGGATCAGTAGCAACATTTACAGGAACAAGTGCAATTATTTTACCAGTTGGTGATATTAGTCAACGTCCGAGCAATAATGGACTAACTGATGTTATTGGTATGGCACGCTACAGCACTTCATCTAACAACATTGAATTCTTTGACGGCACAGCTTGGCAGGTAGCAGGTAACTCATTTACATTAGTTACAACAAATGCATTTACAGGTAACGGAGTTGCAACTAGCTTTACATTATCGGCGCCATCAACAACATCAGCTCTTATTGTTGCAATTAACGGAGTTGTGCAATATCCAACACTAGCATATTCTGTAGGCGGAGTAAACAGTGATGTATTAACATTCACTGAAGCTCCGGCAGTCGGTGATATCATTGACGCTAGAGCATTGAGTACATCTACAACAGTGTCGGCATTAACCAACGGAAACGGATATGTACAGTATACTGTAAACGACAATTTTGCTAACGTAATAGCCGGTACAAGTACAGTTGAAACAAGAATGAGTATTTCAGCAGCTACTGGCACAGCAACATTTATGAACGATGTTGTAATTAATGGTAACTTAACAGTTAAAGGTGACACAGCCGGTAATATTAATCTTGGTGATGCTAATACAGATAATGTTATATTCTTTGCAGACGTTAATAGTAATGTTATTCCAAATGGCAACGCTGTTCATGATTTGGGTTCAACAACAGCATTTTGGAATAATACATATACTGACAATCTTGTTAGTGTTAATATTATAGCCGCCGCCGATGAAATAGCTGTGGGTACCTCAGATACAGTGATTGACACATTTGATGCAACTGTTTACAGAAGTGCAACATATGTATTGTCTGTTTCAAATTCTTCATTAGGCGAGTATGAAACTACGGAAGTGTTAGTAATACATAATGGCACTACTGCATATAAAAATCAATACGGAACCATATATACAGGTACATCAAGTTTAGGTACAGTATCAGTATTGTATACAAGTGGCACGGTTGAATTATCATACCAAGGTGCAAATACCGGAAATCAAGTTAGAATACAACCAACATACATTAAGGTATAAAATAAATGCTTCCTTTAGTTAAAAGATATCGTAAGGATTATACTACAGAATCAATTGTAGTTGAACGTAATTATATCAACGGAGTTTGGCACGATACAACAGAAAATGTGCCAAACGCTGTTACCAACATACAAATATCTAATCAGGCAATTGTATTAGGAAATGGGTTAAGCAGATTAGATTTAAATCTGTCTGTGATTAAAAATCACCACGGTGGCTTACTTGGAGCAAAAACGCTACAAAGTTATGGTTGTAACGCATTGTATAGAGACTTCGCTCCTGATTTTCTAATAGCCACGGGTAATGAAATAATTAAAGAACTAGCGGAAAGTGATTATATCAAAGATCATATTGTGTACACTGACGCTGAGCATACCTTACAGTATCCTAATAAATTTTATATGATTCCGTATAATTCATATATGGACGCAGGTACCACAGCAGCATATATTGCGGCATTTGACGGACATAAGCGAGTATATATGTTAGGATTTGATCATCAACCTGTATTAGGATTTAACAATAATGTGTATGCAGGCACACCATGCTATGATCCAGTTAGAAGTGACATATTAGATACTTCGTGGATTAAAGCACGTAAAATGTTATTTGATGTTTATGATGATGTTGAATTCATTTTAGTATCGCGTACAGGAAGAATGACTGTGTCGGACACATGGGCGGGCTGTTTAAATTTTAGACAAGCATCATTAAAAACATTTTCGTTAGAAGTAGATCTATAAAATTGATTCTAGTGTTTTAATCTTAGCAATAACTTCTTTGAAATTAACAGTACGCCAAACTCCAGGATGTAATGGTTTAGGGTAATCTCCTAGCTCAACCCAACAATATCCCCTATGCTCGTGATTTAATTCAGGCACAAATTCTTCATTGACTGGTAGTAAAAATGTATGATATGAGAAATTATTCTTGTCACTGGTGAATTTTTCAATGGGTATAACTCTGGCAGAGGAAAAATCTACTCCTAATTCTTCTGCAAGCTCTCGATGCAATGATTCAAGTAACTGTTCACCATCGTCAATTTTGCCGCCAGCTAATCCCCATGTACCAGAATACTTACTTGAATTACGCAATAGAAAAAGATATCGATGTGTTGCGACACAATAAATGAACGTGCCGACACCTTCTATAGCACTAGAGTCCACAGACCGTTTTTGTACTCGCCCTCGAAGCTTTTCACCCACTGATTGAGATTCCATTTGTATTGTGTTCCAGTATTGAGATTACTCACGTATTGTAACACAGTTGCAGCCGAACTGTCAAATACAACAGTCCAGTGCGTGCCGTTGAATTCAATAATATCATTTGCACCTGCAATTAAATCTACATTATTAGAACCACGCCATGCACTAGGACCGTCAAGTGCACCGTTAGCACTACTACCAATCGAGTTTAATATTAAATAACGTGTACCGTTAACTGCACCTTGTGCTAACGCAACCGCAGTATTTTTACGTGGATCAATAATAGCATCAATTGCATCTAATGTGTTAGCTGGATATGTATCAATATCTGCATTAAAAATTAACAAACTATCATCTGTTGGATGATATGTAACAGTGCCTACAATCTCTGATTCACCATCGTCTGCTAACAATCTAACTTGACTGATACCATCAACTAATTCACCGTATACATTAACTAAATTATGCCAGTTATCGCGTGTACCAATTTTAGATGGAGTACTTAATGTGGGCTCTCGTGGGTTTTCAATTTCGCTTACTTTTAATAATGTTAACGTGTATGAGTTGCTGCCGCTTCTTAATAGTAAAACTCCATAATCCATCGGAGTATAATACATACGAGTACCCATTAAATTAGCTTCAGTGTATGCCGCAGAATTTAAGTCACCTTGTGCATCATGTATGCTGGCAATAATTTTTTGTATAACACCAAGTTTTTTAACTTTAGCCGGCGGACTAATCCAAATCGGTAATTTGAATGTTAATGTAGCAACATCTATCGGATTTTCAGTACCTACTGGCACTGAACGACTTGACCAATTGGGACTATCTAAATATATAACACTTAAACTTGTCCAGTCGATATAATTGTCTGTGCTTTGTATTTCTAACCCTGGATTAAACAATGGTAATATCTGCTCAACCAACTGTAATTTTTGTTTAGTATTACTAGTCCATATATCTAACTTTAATTCTAATGTATACGGCACAGGCATTATACGTTCAATGGTAAATGCATTGCCTTGTGTTTGTTCATAGGTATCTGTATCAGCATCATATTTACGTTGACGTATACTCATATTACTGACATAGGTAGGACTTTGTACACGGTCTCTATCGTAGGTCAATCCACTGATATACACAGCCATTGCTGGCACAGTCTGCATAGCGTTCTCACTGTTGTTTGCTAAAATAGCTGCAACCTGTTTACTACCATCTGCATAATAAATCGGCACACGTTGTAGAGTTTTGCTACCAGTGCGATCCTGCCCGAACTCAACTTCGTAGCCACTCATTATTCTAATGAACTGTACTACAAAGCGTTCAATTTGACCATCATAAAAATATTGAGCTGCCATTAGTTATCCGCCAAAGGTGAAAGTATGTCAGATAAACCCTGACGTTCCGGTGTTACTTTACTGTAAACTGTGTATTCTAGCATATCGTTACTAGATAGTGTATTTGTGAGCGTAAATGACACATTTCCAGCAGTATTTGCTACAGTATTGGTAATATGTGTGCCATTTAGTGTAGTTTTTACACCATGTGTGCTAACATACGCAATTTTAGTAACAACTGTTTTAGATGTCATATTAAATGATGAGGTTGTTGCGTTAGCCGCCGGAGTATAAGGAGTAGCAACACGAATTGCGTCCCAACCAAGTCCGCCACTATATGTGGCATTTATATTATTAACAAAACCACTACGTTGAGTTGTATTATCTAATCCCGGTGTTAGGTTAGTGCGTACAGAATCCTCAATTTTAATCCAACGTTTAGAATCGTACCGGAATAGTCTATTAGGCACATAATCTAAGCGTAGGTAGTAATCGCCAACGGCCGGAGCAGACGGAAACGCAATACCTGCACTAACTGGTAATCCGTTTGGCGGCAATCCTGTGCTGGTTAAGTATCCTTGTACTTTAGCAGTAGATGTAATGGCTACGTTTGGTAAATTGTTAGTATCTACAGGTAATGTATAAATGGTGCTAGTATCGTACCCACTTAATGGCACTTCGGCTTCGGCACGTGCAATAATAGCATCATTGACCGCAGTGTATTTGTCGTAGGTACTTAACAAGTCGCCGATTGGCGTATCATTTGCATCACCACTGCTGATATTCTTTGTAATGTCTTTATATTCTTGACTATCTACTAGCGGAGCAACTTTAACACGCCATAGATGTGGATACCATGTTTGACTAAATCCTTCTGCTGCACGTGTAGCATCTTGTACAACGTAATAACGTTTTAGCGCACTGGGCAAATCATCGTCTAACGGATAAAAATCTTTTAAGTGTGG